GCCACTTGAAACTCCGCACTCGATTGAACGCGGAGGTGACTCGAGCCCTGGAGCATTGCAACTGTTTTCAGGTGCAAGCCTTCAGTTGAACTCATAATATCCTCCTAAATAGGGGAGAGACTATTCTCCCCCGCGTTCGTCGATTACGAAGAACTAATATTCACATGATAATATGTATGCGAAGATGCCTTCACTGCAGTAATTCCAGGAGTTAAATCTCGCAGATAAGTCGATCCAGCTTTTCGCATACCATATTTAACAACTACATGGGATTGAATCCCAGTACATGTGTACCATCCAGCCCTTAGAAACGGGAATGTGGGTTTATAAGCATCTATCACCATTGTTCCACGCACATTTCCGGTAATGGTTGAACGACATGCTACGGTAGTTCCGTAATTTGCCCAACCACCACTTGAATACGTAGAACATTGCAGGTGAAAATAACCAGATGAATCTTTCCCCTGGCCTTCGGTATTTCCCATTAGAATAAATAGCGCACCATTACAGTCACGCACATCAATCGCAGGGCCGAATAACGAAGATTTAACCCCAACCCCGGCAGCACTGGAGGGAATAATTTCGCAATCATAAAGTAAAGGCATATTTACCCCCTATGCTAATGTTACTCGCACAAAACCTTTTTCATGTACCGGCATACCATCGGTTTCAACCCTGGCGATATATCCAGTCTGATTGGTTTCTGCGTAAAGTTCATTCAATACCTGAATGCTTAAAGTTAATGCATCCACTATCCAGTAATAGTTCCAACAACAAAGTGCTCCGACATATTTTCCAGTGGTGAAAGTATTCGGGCAGTATTCCGATTCGTCATAGGGAATCGAAAGAATTGTTGGAGGACGATCACCGGCAAGGCCCGGTTGCCACAGATAGTTGCCTTCGCCATCTTTCAGCTTGCGAATCATCTTGAGTGCATCCCTATGGAAAATCCAACGTGCATCCCTGCGATATTGGGCTTCCATTTTGTAAACACAATCAATTAGATTATCTGCCTTGATAGCTACAGTAGTATTATTCGTAGCAACATCTCTGGTACTACCAATTCCGCCAGCAATACTAGTGAAAATTCCTAGCGGCTGGCCGGCACCATGACCGTTCAGATATGCATTCTCTTCAACGGTAGCGAATTCGTAGGAAAACTCACCCCGGACGATTGCCTCGACACCAATGGCGGAAAGACGCAGGAGGGTGTTACTTACCTTTATCCTGCGCGCAAGTGGGTGCGGAGTTAACCTTCTCTGATCGAAATCTAGGGTTGAATCTTCGGTTCCTGTTTTGATTTCAGCAGTCCAGGTCGGATCACCCATTCTGTCTTGACGAGCGGGGGCAACCATGCTGGCACTGTTGGTCAAACGAAAATTCCGGGCATAACGTCTTACAAAAACCATATTGTCACGGTCTTTGATTAATTCTGCCTGAAACTGTTCGGGAGCAACCAAAAATCCACCAGCAATGTCTGAATCAGCCTGTAATGCTCTCATATCAGCCCAACCGGGAGTAAGAATGCGCCTATCTTCCTCACGCAGTCCCCTTTCACCAGTCAATAGAAATCTATTAAACGATTTCCGATATTCATCAGTGGCGAAAAAGGCAACCCTTTTTTCTTCAGGTTTTCTATCCGGATGCGCTTTCGGTTCCGGTTTCTGCGGTGGGGCATCTTTTACATCACCAACAAAGCGTTCTGCATCGGCAAGGGCGGTTGCTTTTCGAGCTCTTTCCTCGTCGGCTTTCTGGGCTTCCTCGATTGCTGTTTTAGTATCAGCAAATTCCTTATCGAGTTTTTCCCAGTGCTCGGTTTCCTCTGCAGTATATTCACGCTTCTCAGCGATGATTTTATCGTTAAGCTCACGCTGTTCCTTTAGGATGCCCTGAGCTTTGTCTTTTAAATCACGAATCGTCATCTTCAATATCCTCCAGATAACGTATGTTCAATTCAATATGTTTTTGCCTAGCAAGAGCAGTCGCATCGAGGGTCGCCTCTGGACTTTCTTGTTCCTTTGAAGGGTCGCCTTCTAAGGGTTTTGGTTCGATGCTCTCCTTGTGTTCTTCCAAAGAACGCAAGGCAATTGATGTATCCGTATAGGCAGGGTAAGTCACCGGACTTACATCTACCAATTCTACTTCTTTAAGAGTTCTTATATTTTCTTTACCTTTTTGTTCCCATTCATCTATAATCGTCCGAAACCCAAAGGACATCTGATCCACATCACCACGCTCAATTGATGTAAGTAAATCACGAGCCCATTGAGTATCCGGTGGAACAACGGTCATTTTTAGTCCATGTTCATCTTCTTTAAGTTTTAAAGTTTTGGATTTTTTTCTTCCGAGTACATAATTCGGGTCGTGATTCCATAAAGCACGAATATCATGTCTGCGAATGGATTTTTTAAAAGTACCCGCTGATATTTTCTCTCTAAATCCACCCAAATCTTCGCTTAAAGAATCGAAAACGGCTGCATATCCAACCAGTTTTGGAAGTTCACCTTCAACTCTGCGAACTTCAATATCTGTTATTGGATAGAAACGTCTTTCTATTTTGTTATCACTCATTTTTTTCTCGCCTTTTTTCTTCCATTTATCGAAGCAAATTGCCAATGCCTGATCGTTATCTTCATATTCATCACCTATTGCCGACATACATGCTTCGACATATTTCTTTTTATCATTATATTTATTTGGATCGGGAATTGGCATTTTTCTTCGCCTCCCTCTTTTTGGTTTTAATAAAATCGCGTATTTCTTCTAAAATTTTTATTATTTCTATTAAACGTCTATCATCCATTATGATGGCATCGCATAACAATCGCATCCATTATGTAATGGTGGATGTTTTCTATTATTTCTTACATAAAATGGAGGTTCATCTTCGGGTTTTAAATCACCTTTATGTGCAAAATATTGTCCTTGACGAATGACAATCCCTTCTAGCATTTCACAATAAGGGCAACTCTTTCCTTGATTGCGCCAAACCAACATGAAACCACTTGCTAAAATTGCAATTGAAGCCCAACCATTAAGAAATTGTTTACTTTCACGGTCTTGAATCTTACTAGCGCGAGTTTCATCCCATTCGTCTAATCGTGTAAGTAATACATTTTCTATTTCTTCTGGCAATGTATCCCTTAATAACGCCTGTAATTGTTGTACGGAAGTTTTTATATGTCTATTTGAGTAATTACTCAGATAGTTTTCAATAAATTCATCCAATTCGGGAGTAATTACAATATTGCCGATTTCATTACGAACTTGATTTTCAATTGCATCTTTATAGGTTAATAGTACCGGAAGCATCACCCTGCGGATATGCGGAGTTAAATCAGCATAAAATCCATTTAACCATTCCTCAAAACCTTGCTGATTACGTTGTCCAAGATGCTTTTTAACTGCTTTTTTCACCGCAATTACTTCACGGCGCACTATGGACTGTCCAGCATCTAAAAACAATCTACCAAATGAGTGTACGAGTTTGTTTCTACCTTCAATTGCTCTTTTAGTGCGTATTTCCGTTAGTTTTTGGACATTTTTCTGTTGTGGTTCATTACCAAATGCCGGTATTGGTTCTGGTGGTTCCAATGCTCTTGATAGTGGAACCATATTCATCTGTACGAAATATTCATCACCGTTTTCTACCGGGTTCCAATCTTCTAGTTCGCGTACATCATTGGGAGATAAAGCACCTACCATGTGCAATGTTTTATAAAATTCAGCCCGAGACTTGCTGTCACCCCTTAGAAGCCCTTCGATTTTATGTTTGAATTCGTATTTCTTTCTGTCTTTTTCAAGTAATAATTGAGTATCGTATTCCTGTTCAATACGTTCTATCCACGGACGTATGCAATATTTAACAAATTCAAGTGTTTGTTCTTCTATATTGCTATAAGTAGCCCTTTCAAGGTCCATTAAAAGATGCGGTGGCACCCCGAATAAACGTGCAACTTCAATTACGCTAAATTGTCTACTCTGAAGTGCTTGCGCTTTCTCTGGGTCGATAGAAAACTCTTTTAATTGCATCCCTTCTTCAAGAACTGCAATTCTATGTGCATTTCCAAGACCTTTATGTATTTCTTCCCAGGCATTTCTTAAACTTTTCTTCGCTGGTTCACTTAAAGTCTGTGGATGTTGTAATACTGCCGAAGGTCGGGCTCCATTTCCGAAAAATCTTGCAGCATATTCTTCTAATCCCAAAGCTAATGCTATAGATTCACGCCCTCTTGTAATTGGATTATATCCCGTTAGGCCATCCGGACTCATTCCACGTATATGAAGTATTTTCCAGGCAGGAAATGGAATAATTTTTCCATTATTAAGATGATATAAATATATATATTCACCATCTACCATTTCAATTTGCATTCTACCGGGATATAACGGCCATAATGCTTTGACTTCAGTACCCTGTTGGGTATCCATTTCCGCATAACAATTACCCCATAATAGAAGATGACACATTTGCGTTTCACGGAATGTTAATGAAGTCATTTTCTGATTCGGTTGACGATGCATTAAATAAAATAATGGATGATTAATTGCGGGTTCCCTGCCACGGTCCATTCGTTTATTTAAATAAAGTGGTAAACTGGCAACAGTACCCGCGATTAATGTTACAGCTCTCCATACTGCAGGAAAATAAAGTGATTTCTCTTCGTCAACTGATACTCCGGAATATGATTTATATTCAGGGCTGAATCCGTATAATGCAGGATTTTGTATATTTTTAGGATGCGCCCGAAAGGCTTTACTTAATATTCCCACTTGTTGCTCCCTTAATACCGATAAAAACCACTATCGCACCCACGACACATAGTGAAATTCTGTGGTCGAATCCCCAGAGACCACCACCCAATACTAAAAGCCCTAAAAATGCTAAAAAATCAAAAATATCGAATAATTTAAAGAATCGTGAGTCCCTGAGTTTCATATATGCTTTTATATTCAAAAGTTTGTAATGCACGACCTAAAGCCATGATTGTAGCTACTACACCATCTATTCTTTTCTTTACATTAGCTTTTACAGGGCGTACATTTTCAGAAACATCTATTTTTACCTCGAGATTGTCTGCATTCCATTCTAAAACTTTATGTCCACCATGAGCGATTGATTCTTCAAGAATAAGTGCATGGAATTTCTTGGTAGGTTCGCTCATGCTTACATATCCCTGACGATGTTCCACCATTGTTATACCGTTTTCATTATCTAATTTAACTGCTGTCTCGGTGGCATTCCACGGATCGTAAGCAACCTCTCTCAGGTCGTATAATTGAGATGCTTGAATTACATCTTTTTGTATGAATTGATAATCGATTATATTTCCCGGGGTGAGTGTTATAAGCCCCATTTTCGCCCAGAGATCGTATGGGACTTTATCTTCTTTTGCCCTTTCATGAAGTGTGGCTTCTGGCATATAAAATTTAGGTAATATGCGCCATTTTTTATTGATATCATCCGGTGGAAATACCAATACAAAAGCACACATATCTTTTTTAGATGATAAATCCAGGCCACCATAGCAAGGATGATTTTTTAATTTATCCGGATTGAATAATGTTCCGCATCTGCGCCAGTAATCCATTGGAATATAACGAGTTAATTGCGAAACCCATTGATTTAATCGATATCTACGAAAATTATTCTGTCTGGCAGGATTATTCTTTACAGAATCGTAATGTTCTTGAATTTTATCTAATTCGAAGATGTATCCGAGTGATGGATTGACTTTTTGCCATATTTTTGGATCTTCCCAGTCATCATCGGGTTCTGCGGCATAAATCAGAGGTAAAAAGCCAGAATCTTCTATAATTCCTTCTTTTACTTGCCTTGCATATTCGTGAAGTTCCCATCCGATAGATGTTTCATCTTGAATTCCAGCAGTTGTAGTAATGAAAATCATCTGCTGACTTCTGGCCGTATCGGTTCCCTCGGTCAAAACGTCATAAAGTTCCCTGTTCGGATGGGCATGAGTTTCATCTATGAGTACACCGTGAGGGTTAAGACCATGCTTGGTAAACGCATCACTCGAGAGGGCAGTATATACACTTCCAGTTTTGTGAATTACCATTCTTTTTACGGAATGAAGTATCTTGGTTCTTTCCCTTAAAAGTTTATGGTCATTGGTCATTTGTGCTGCAACATTGAAAATAATACTTGCCTGAAGTCTGTCACCGGCTGCAGTATAGATTTCGGCACCTGCTTCCTTATCTGCAGCAAAGAGTTTAAGCCCCACAGCAGCACTTATCTCAGATTTTCCATTTTTCTTGGGAATTTCTACATATACATATCTATATTGTCTGCTTCCATCTGGTTTTACCGTACCAAAAGCTGTTTTTATCAATTCCAACTGCCACGGGATCCAGTTCCAGGGTACACCCGCCCATTGACCCTTGGTATGGGTAAGATTACTGATAAATTTTATTGCTTCGTCTGCTTTTTCTTGACTAAACAACAATGAATTTTTTCTCTAAGCCTAATTGCCCATTCAAATTTAAAATAAGCCAGAATAATCAGGGCAACATAAAAAAAAATTAAAATAACCCAAATGGGCCAACAGAGTATGCAGGGGGGACACATTAATCTAGGAGGTCTGCCATTTCATCTTTATCTTTAGGTTTTTTTACGGAAAGACCTATTCTACCTACAGGAGTGAGTCCAAATTCCTTAGCGAATTTACGAAATATTTCAAAATATTGTTTTTCCATCGTCACATAGGGACTTGGCTTGAATTCTTTATAATGATTTCCATCCGCAGAGGGTTTTTCTGCCATCTGGACTAAACTTGCATTCTCTTTTCGTATAAATTCCGTAATTGCGGTAAGACGAGCTCTATTTATACATAAAATCCAAAATGTGTCTATATCAGCACTTGTTAAAACACCCATGTTGATTAAAATAGGTGCAAGACGTTCAGCAACCCTTCTTTCTTCAGTTCCTTCAATAAAATGAATTAATATTTCATCCAGTAATACAGGTTTTGGTTTTGGCTCGTCCGTTGGTATCTTCCTTTTACCGCGATTGCCTTCTAATACCTTTAATTCAGTTGGTTTATATGGTCTTTTGCTCATAAGATTTTAATTGTGAAATCATTTAGATTTAAATGCGTTTTGATGTGAATTGC